ACTCTGGCACTAATAGTACATTTGGTTCAATCACGACTATTGGCGGCGGTGGTGGTGGCTCTGGCACTAATCAGGTTGGCGCTAACGGCGGTTCCGGTGGTGGCTCAAGTACATTAGGCGGCGCTAATAATGCTGGTGGTGTCGGCACGGCTGGACCGCCTGTCCAAGGGTTCAACGGCGGCATTGGCAATCAGCCGGGGGCACAGGTTTCAGCGGCAGGCGGTGGTGGCGCGTCTGCGCTTGGACAAGACGCTGGTGCTTCTGCTGGTGGTAACGGCGGAGCCGGTCTTACTTATACCGACGGTATAACACTGTCTTCAACCGTGTACGCTGGTGGTGGCGGCGGCGGCGGTACGACAAATGGTTCGGGCGGCACTGGCGGTGGTGGTGCAGGTGCCATCAACAACGCCAATGGTTCAGATGCCACCGGGTTTGGTTCTGGCGGCGGCGGGTCACGCGACCTTTCTGCTGGTGGTGGTAACGGCGGCGCGGGTTCCAATGGCATCGTCATCATCAACTACTTCCCGGCGCAGACCCAGTTCAAAACTGCCAGCGGCACCTTCCCTACCCCGTCCGATTGGATGAACATCGGCAACTCCATCGAAGGCATCGGTGGTGGTGGCTCGGGCTTTGGTACGGTTGGTGCCGGTGGTGGGGGCGGTGCCTACTCTAAGGCCGTCAACGTCGTTCTCGCAAAGAGTGGCAGCTACTCCTACACCGTCGGTGGCGTAGCCAGTGACACCTCGTTCAACACCACGACGATGGTGGCCAAGGGTGGCGTGACTGCAACGGGCAGTGGCTCGGCTGCGGGCGGCGACAGAACCACATGCTATGGTGGCCTTGGTGGCGGTACAAGCAATCCCGGCACGACCTATTCGGCATCGGGTGGCGCGGGTGGCGCAGGCTCTACCGACGGCGGTGGCGGTGGTGGCGCGGGTGGCCCTAGCGGCGGCTCTGCCCTTCCAGCCATCGGCGGTGCAGGTGCCTCAGGCGGCGTTGGTACTGGTGGTGGTGGTGGTGGTGCTGACGGAGGCGGTGCCGGTTCAGGCGCGATCGCAGGTACAGCCGGTCCAACAGGAGGCGGTGCAGGCGGCGCTGGTGCTACCACTGGCTCAGCAGGCCCCGGCAATCCGGGCACTGAATGGTCTAGCTCTTATGGTGCTGGTGGCGGCGGGGGTGGTGTGTCCATCGGTGTTGCTGGTGTTGGTAACATCTACGGTGGTGGAGGCGGAGGAGCCGCAGGCGGCACAATCGGCGCCGGGGCAGCTGGCCTTCTTGTTATCACCTACCCACTAGCTGGCGCGGCTCCTTCCCCCGCCGTCGACAACTCTGGCACAGGCATTATGATCCTCGCATGACAAAATCCATCTTCCACGGCGCGGGTTACTACCTCAACGACAACCGAGCCTCGGGCGGCAAGAAGGCCGAGGACGATCTCTTCATCTGCACTCACTGCGAGCAAACCCTGCTCAAAGCGGTGTGGAAACAAGCGGGCGGTATGTGCACTGTTTGTGCCGCCCCGATCTGCATAACGTGCTACGATAGGACACATCGGTTCGGCTGCGAGGGTCCTATGGTAAAGAAACTAGAAACAGCCGTTAACGAGGCCTATAGGCGTGAACAGAACGCTAAAGTCTTAGGCATATAAAGGAGACTGATCAATGCCTACCTTCTCTGGTGGCAATGGTGGCGCCAGCTTCACGCCATCGACCACGAACGACAACTACACCCTCGACGCTGTTGGCGGTGCTACCGGTACCTTCGGCAAGGTTGTGGCGATTGGCTGGGGCGGTCGCTTGACCTCCTCGACCGGTTACCGCACCCGCTGGACCCGGCCCACCACTGCGGGTGTCGGCGCTGGCACGGCCATCACCCTGGCCTACCACCAGCCGCTCTACACCTCGGCCCAGATGGCGGTGAACTCGACCTATGCCACCACCCAGCCGGTGCTTGCGACTGACCCCGCGGGCAACCTTCATCAGCAGGACTGGAACGCCCAAGGCGGCGTCGGTATGGTGGTCCTCCCGCTGGCCAACCCGTGGTGGTGCGTGAAGGGCGTTCTGCAGGGCTCGATCTCCTGCCGCAACGTCGCTGGTACCGACGCGGCCGGTTCTTCCTACGAAGTCACCTGGGAAGAATAATGGACACGGTCCTCACCAAGGACGGTCGGCAGAAGCGTATCGAGCGGCGGCTTGAACTTCGTTGTTCTTGCGGCACTTCGCTTCACTGCCCGGCTGGTGAGGACCCGTGGTTCTGGATCAATACCCCTGATGCGGAGGGGTTCTACACTTCGCATCAGGGGCACGTTATCTCGCCGATAATCGAGTACCGAGAGGTTGAATAGTGGCAACTACAACCTCCGGCGGTCATCGCGAGTACCAAGAACTAGCTAACCGTGGCTACCGCTGGTTTCAGTCCGGCGTGCAAGGGCCGAACGTCGCTGCCGTTGCGCCAATCAAGAACTATGCATTCAATGTACAAGAACAACCAGGCCATCCTCTACCTCAGCTCTTCGCAGGGCGGGCGCCGTATAAGACCGTTGCTCCGGGTACCGGGCAGGACCAGTTTTACACCCGGCAGGAACAGCCGTTCCATCCCGGCCCACAATTCTGGCATGGGCGCTATACCAACACCGCAGCTCCGCCACAGATTACCGATCGGATCTTGCTTCGGCAGGAGCAGCCGGATCACCCGCGGCCTACAGTTAACAGTGGCGTTTTCCCCAAAAACGTTGCGCTTACCACGTCCTCATGGGTGCTTATCACTCCTCAGTGGCAGCCGTACCACCCGAAGCTCCACGTCAGCTACTGGAAAACCATCGCCACGATCGACGTCAACAACGGCGATAAGCTCGTGCTTCGGCAAGAACAACCTTACCAAGCCCTTTGGCCGCCGCCGCCGATGATGCCGGGGTGGCCCACCGAGGGCGAAACCGCTTTTGGGTACATTATAGGAATAGGCTGATGGAAGATAAACCAAACACCGACGCGCTACTGCTCCGGATTGCACAGGAGCTAAAGGACATTCGCCAGCTGGTGACCAAGGCTGTGAACGCCATGCACGAGGCCGAGGGAGAAATCCCCGAGAAAATGCGGCGGTTCACCAACTACTACCACGATGTGGTGCATCTCAAGGGCGAGTACTTGTCGATAGGTATCCCTGCCCCGCCCCATGTCGACCGCGAGATGGAACGGTGTGACGATCGGTACCGCCAACTGCTCACCGAGCAGCACACAGACGGCGGTGCATTTGAGAAAGTCCGCCGCGAAATGGCAAAGGACCCAGCCAATAAATGGGACCACACCCGCCTCCTATCCAAAGGACCAAACGAATGAAACAAGGACGCGCAACGACCTCGATGGTCGGAAGCACAAAGACCGAGCCGGTTAGCCGGGCGGTGTCGCCCGGTGCGGTTAGCCGCATGGGCAACATCGTGGCGCCCGGTACCAAGCCCGAGCAGATGTACGAAGGCCGAGGCTTGAAAGCCCCGATGAAGTCTGTGACCCATTACCCTAAAGGAAGTCAGAAATGAACGTTAACGACCTCCTCACCACGCTGGAAGTCTATGCCCACCTGCGTGACCTCCCTCAGTACGCTGAACTGCGGATTGTGATTGAAAAACAGTTGAAAGAAGCGAACGAAGCTACTCGTCCTCCGACGCCTATATCTATCCCGGCTAAGGCAGAAGGCGATGAGAAACCCAATCGGAGGATCGCCTAATGGCTGACATTCTTTCACAGTACGGTTCTGACTCTTCCCAGCCCCAGGAAGCACGAGCGTCCAAGGGCGGCGAGTTGACCCCTAAGCCGCTTGCTTACTCGCCGCCGGTGGGCCCGCGTAGTGGGTCCCACACTAATCACGGTTGCTGTGGTACTTCAACGCAGGGCAAACACTAATGACCGACAATGTGGACATCGTCAACCGGGCTCTCCAGGTAATCGGCACCCGCACGACGGTGACCGCAGCGGAGCTTGCCAACCAGACCTCCAACGAGGCCATTCAGGCGAACTTGATCCTGACGCAGTACCGGGACCAACTTCTCCGTATGGCCCCGTGGGACTGTGCGCTGAACTACGCGAACCTTACCTACATCACCTCGGTACCGGGGACGCCAGAGAACACGTCCCCGGTTACCACCCTTTGGCAGAAGGGCCAGCCCGCCCCACCGTGGGCCTATGAGTACCAATACCCGGTCGACTGCCTCCGGGCCTGCTTTATCATCCCCGCGAACCAGACCGGCTACGCGGGGATCCCTATCACCACCGCGGTGACCGGCGGGGCCTCTGCGTTCTGGAACGGCCAGCCAGTTAAGTTCAAGGTGGCAATCGATCAGTTTTACCCGGTGACCGCTGCGGCGGTGGTAGCAGGAGGAACGGGTTATGTTATCGGGGACGTTATCACTCTCCCTATCGGACCTACAACTTCAGCGCCTATTGGCGCGCCAGTTCAGCTACGTGTCGCCACAGCTCCCGGCGGGGTTGTTGCTACCGTCACTGTCGTCAACGTCATCCTCGGATCAGCCACGCCCCTTGGTGGTTCCTACTTCGCCCCACAAACCGGGACCATAGCCCAGTCCTCAACCACCGGCTCTGGCACAGGCGCCACGTTCACCCTGACCTTTGGGTCGCAAGGCGATCAACGAACGATCCTGACCAATCAAGAATTCGCCACAATGGCGTACTGCCGCCAAGTGACCGACCCGAACGTGATGGATTCATTGTTCCAAGAAGCCTGGACTAGCGTCCTTGGCGCGGGCCTGACTATGGCCCTCACTGGCGACAAGGGCCTAGCCAACATGGCCATCGGCAGCGCTAACCACAAGCTGCTCGAAGCGCGGAAGGTCGACGGGAACGAGGGGCTGACGACCAACGACGTTACTCCGGATTGGATTCGCATCCGTGGCATTGCGTCTCAAGGCTACGTTTCAGGTCCTTGGTCGGGGTTCGACTGGGGTTCCTCTTGGCCAACGTACTAGGAGCGGCTCGTGGCCCAACCAACGATCCAACATAGCTTTAACTCCGGCGAATGGGCCCCGAACCTTTGGGCAAGGACCGACATCGCCAAGTACGCCTCCGGCGCGGCGCTGCTGAGGAACTTCTTCGTGGACTACCGAGGTGGGATTTCTACCCGGGTAGGAACGAAGTACATTCTTCGGGGGTATAAGGACTCTACCGATATCCGATTGATCCCCTTCCAAGCCAGCTTCGCGGTGAAGTATGCTATGGAGTTCGGCGACCAGTATATCCGGTTCTATGCCAACGGCTCGCCAGTGCTCGAGACTGGTGTGGCGATTACCGGCGTGACTAGCGCGAACCCGTGCGTGGTCTCGGTAACCAACACTTGGTCAGTGGGTGATTGGGTCTACATCACCGGGGTCGCTGGGATGACTCAGCTAAACGGGAACTACTACATCATCGCGGCACGGGCGGGCGGTTCGATTACCCTCAATGACCTGTTTGGTAATGCGGTCGATTCCTCGGCCTATACTGCTTGGACCTCCGGTGGTACCGCCGCGCGGATCTACACGCTGACCTCGCCATACGCCGCGGCCGATCTTCCAACGTTGAAGTTCTCACAAAACATCAACACAATGGTCTTCACACATGTTAACTACGTGCCCTACGCGCTTACCTACGCGGCACCGACTAGTTGGACTCTCGCCGCGATTGTGTTTGGCTCTGCCGCTTCTGCACCGACCAATGCGGTAGCCACAACCACCCTCGGGGGCGGAAGTGTTAACTATGGCTATGTGGTAACCTCAATGGACGGCACCGGGCAGGAGAGTCTTATTTCCTCCCCAGCTTTGTTGGCGAATAAGGCGGATCTTCGCTCTGTTGTAGGCACTAACACCATTTCCTGGGATGCCCAAGCGGGCGCGTCGAGCTATAATATTTACAAAGCTATCGTATCCTACGCGGGCCCGATCCCAGTAGGCGCCTCCTATGGCTACATTGGTAATACCGAAGCAACAAACTTCGCCGATACCAACATCACCGCGGACTACAGCCAGCCCCCACCGACCTACTCCAACCCCTTTGCAACGGGGTCGAAGGTTACCGCGGTCACACCGGTAATAGTCGGGTCATATACCACGGCCCCGACTTTGACTTTCACAGCGGCCCCGGCTGGTGGTGTAACCGCCACTGGTACGTCGGTGATGAGTGTTATCACCGCGACAGTGTCGGCAGGCGGTTCGGGCTATGCGGTAGGCAATACCATCACCCTTGCAAACGGGGTGATTCTTACCGTGGCTACTCTATCGTCCTCCGCTGTGGCCACGGTGACTATCACCGCCGCAGGATCGACTGGAACCATACCAGCCAACCCCGCCCCACAGGTATCAACCTCTGGCACTGGCGTATCGGCTACCTTCACCCTAGCATGGGGGCTGCTGTCGGTCACAATCACCAACGCGGGTGCTGGGTATCTTGCCACTCCGGCAATCACCTTCTCCGCAGGCGCGGCAACCGCCACAGCTACTCTAGGCCCCGCCTCAGTCGGCAACCCAGCGGTCTCGGCGTTCTTCCAGCAACGTCTCGCACTGGCCGCGCCAACATCGAACCCGCAGACGATCTACTTCTCGCAGCCGGGCGGGTATTATAACTTCAACGTATCTACCCCGACACTGGACGATAACGCGATCACATCCTCGATCGTATCGGGCCAGTTAAACAACATTAAGTATATGATCCCCCAACCAACAGGGTTGATTACCCTAACCGACGGCGGATCGTTTCTAATCAACGGAGGTAGCCTTGGTTCTGCTATTACTCCTGCGAGCATCACAGCGAACGCCCAAAGCTTTCTTGGTTGCAACGATATGCCTCCTATTGTTGTTAACTACGACATCCTTTACGTACAATCAAAAGGATCATCTGTCCGCGACGCGAGTTATAACTTCTACGCCCAGGTATTTACCGGCGCAGATATCTCCGTGATTGCCTCGCATTTATTCTTCGGCTATCAGCTGTTAGAATGGGCGTGGGCCGAAGAACCGTATAAAGTCGTCTGGGCGGTGCGAAACGACGGAACCCTACTCTCGCTCACCTTTGTGAAAGAACAAGAGTTCATTGGATGGGCGCACCATGACACCGCAGGCGGGAGCTTTAAGTCGGTCTGCACCCTTGTAGAATCCGCGACGACAGGTTATCAGAACTTTGTATATCACATTGTACAACGGACGGTAAACTCACAGACTGTACAATACATCGAACAGTTTCCTGAGCGGGCCACGACCGGGCTGGTTAAGGACTACTGGACAGTTGACGCGGGGCTACAATACTCGGGGGCGCCCGCAACGACCTTCTCCGGCTGCCAGCATCTTTCCGGCCTTACCTGCACCGGGCTGGCTGACGGCGTGATTATCCCAGCCTTTGTAATGCCCTACAACGGGTCCTTTACCTTAACAACCCCCGCGAGCTTGGTCACTGTCGGGCTGGCGGTCCTCGCGCAGGCCCAATCGCTCTATCTCGACCTAGGCAACCCAACGGCCCAATCGAAGGATAAAAAAATCCCGCGCGCGACTCTGCGTGTGACTGAGACCTTGGGATTGACCATCGGCTCTGACTCAAGCAACCAAGTCGCAATGAAGGATCTTGTTCGGGGGCAAGTCGGCCAGAACACAAACAAGGTAGTCACCGATCTCGTCACTGGCGATGCGACAACCACCATCGACCCGAAGTGGCAGGAGCCAGGGCAGATATTCTTCCAACAACCCTATCCCTATCCGGCCTCGGTTTTGGGCCTCATCCTCGACGTAGCGGTCGGAGATACAGATAAATGACAACCTTGATTACGCCAGTCGCCCGCGAACAAACACGACAGTTGATTTTGTCGTTGGAAGAGACGATGCTGTCTAAGGAAGAAGCGGTTATAATGAACCGTTATATAGAAGCCAGCATCTCGGTTTACTCTGCTTTTGTTGGCGACCAAATCCTCGGCCTTTGGGGTTTGATCCCGCCCACGTTGCTTTCGGACCAAGCTTATCTATGGCTATACACCACGCCCGCAGCGGAAGAACATCAGTTTATTGTTGTTCGGCGCGGGCAGATTGAGGTCAAGAAGATGTTGAAAACATACCCGAAGATCGTTGGGCATTGTGTGGTGGGGGCGGCCCAGAGTATCCGGTGGTTGAAATGGATGGGTGCAGTGTTTGGCCAGGCCGACGGGAAGTTAATTCCTTTCGCCATACAGAACGGGGAGGCTTAATTGGCTAATCCACTTTCAATTGCATCTATGGGTATGTCGGCTGTAGGCGCGGGTATTAACGCCTTCGGGGCGATACAATCAGGCGCTGCGCAGAGTCAGATGTATCAGTATCAAGCGGGGGTCGCTGAGACTAACCAGAAGATTGCCCTGCAAAACCGTGACTACGCTCTTAACGTAGGTGAGACCGATGCGGTTCGGTACGGGATGGGTGCCGCACAACGCGGGGCGCAGCTTAAAACCGGGATGAGCGCGTCGGGAATGGACATCGGATCCGGCTCAAAGGCTGATGTGCAGTCTTCGCAGCAGATTGTGTCTGGGATGGATTTGGGACAGATCCGTAATAACGCGGCAAGGAAAGCGTATGGTTACGAAGTTGAAGCGGCTCAAGACACGGCTCAGGCTGGCCTTTACACTCGCGCGGCTAGCGACGCAGAGTCGGCGGGCGGCATCAAAGCGTTTGGGTCGTTAGTGTCAGGGGCTGGAAGCGTGGCGGATAAATGGTTGCAGCGGGATTATATGCTTGGCAACCCAAGAACCAATCAAACGGGTTGAGGTGACGCATAATGGCACAGATTCCTTACAGCCCCGTACCTACCGTAGCGCCAAGCGAAGCGCCGACTCCTGGCTTTCGACTCAACACGCCCGAAGGGGCTTTTGGTGGAGGGGAAGCGGGGGCCACGTCAGAGTTTGGCCAGCGTTTAGGCGCGGTTGGAAACGAGTTGTTTGGCCGCGCGATGGCGCTAAAAGAGGTAGATAATAGAACCGAGGCAGACCAGCTTAATGTGGATGTAAGTAAGGCACTTGGCGAACAACAGGCCACATTCAAGGCTTATAAAGGGGCAGATGCTAAAGCAAATCTGCAACAGCACTTCACTAATATGGAAAGTGCGCGTGCTGATATTGTCGGCAGAGCCTCTAACCCTATGGTAGCTAAGTTAGCTAATAGCGAATCTCGCGGGTTTATGTCGCGTGAGATATTCAGCGCTTCGGCACATGCAGGAGATGAGTTTTCTAAATACCAGTTGAAGACTTCTATGTCAGTGGTTCAGTCCTTGCATGATAAGGTTGGTAGTAGCGCCAAAGACCAGGGTTTGTGGGATGACAGCGTTGGACAACTGCGCCAACAAATATATACTCAGGTCGGCTTGGAAGGATTAGGCTCTGATGCAGCTGAACAAAGGTTTAGCCGCGAACAAAGTAAGTTAGCTTTAACACGAGTTACTTCGCTTGGCTTAACTGATCCAGTTGCAGCCGAAAAGATGAAGAACGATTACATTAAGACAGGGGTTATAAACGGCGACGATGTCTACAATGCTGATAAGCGAGTTAAGAATGAACTCAACACGACCGGCGCACGACTTGTAGCGTCAAATCTTTTCAACGGTGATAACCCACATTTCGGCGACGGAGTGGTCAGTACGGAGAGGGCCAAACTCGCTATAGCAGGCAATGAAGCAGATGCTCGGGGATATCAATCAACTGGCCCCGTGACACCTCATGGAAGGGGGTTAGGTAAATATCAAGTGGTAGAAGAATACCTGCCTGATTATCTAAAAAAGGCAGATATGCCGCTCATGACGACGGAACAGTTTCTGAATAATCCTAAGGCGCAAGAAGACCTTTTCGAAAAGACCTTTGTGGCAGACATGAATAAGTACGGGAGCTTTAACGAGGCGGCTTCTCGTTGGCTTTCTGGGCGCTCGGTGGCTGACGCGATTAAAGCTGGCGCGACAGATGTTAACGGCACAGATGTTCCTGCCTATTTAAAGAAGGCTAATGCCACTCTTGCCAGGAACATGACTCTTACTGAATTGCAAGCAGCAGGGAATACCATTGCGGCGCAACAATCTTCTGACCCCAATTATTCACAATATGTAACAGCACATATCGACACGGTGTATGGGCAACAGAAAAGGGCCGAACAGGAAGACAGTAGGGCGTTAAATGACGCAATCGCCGGACTCTTGTATGGTGTTAACAACCCAACTGGGCATAAGCCAGAATCTTTAGACCAATTTACGGCCACACCAGAAGGTCGTGATGCATGGGATAGGAGCTCTAACAAACAAAAGAAGGTCATAACAGACGGGCTACATCGTAATGTTGGCGACCCATATTCTTTCACCCCCGAGACACTGAAGGAGTATCAAAGAATTAATGGAATGTCCACGAGCGAAGATCAGAATGTATTAGCCGAATTTATGGACATCTCCATCTCCGAACAACATTTCCCTGACAAGGAAGCGAAGTTGTTACTTGCCAAGCAACGTGCGCTAAAAAAGAACACTGAAACTAGCCCTAGAGTATCTCAAGCGATGGATCAAATTGGGTTTAACATCTTGGATGCCCAAGGAGTTAATAAGAAAACAGACCCCGATAATTACTACATCTATCGGGGACAATTGGACGAGAAAATTGAACGCTGGCACGATGCCAATCCCGGGCAGAAAAAACCTACAAAAGCTGATTATCAGCAAATGAATAAAGAGCTTATGGAGCCTATTATTCAGGAAAGTATTTTTGGTGATAAATCGACTCCTCTGTGGCAAATGCGGCCGACTGAAGAAGAAATACAAGCTATTATAAAACAATACAAGAGTAAAGGAGTGGACAATCTCACAGAGGGAGAAGTTCTTCTTGCACACATGAACAACATAAAAGAGGCGGAACGTAAGCGCCTCGTAGCAAGGGCGATGCTGGAAGAGAAGCTAAAGAAAGAGAAAGGGGTACCTCCAATAAACCCAAACCGGATAACTCCTCCCACGCTTTCTCCGAGAATGTTATAACAAGAGGCCGTTAGATGGCAAATGAAGACACTGATTATGACCCGGTAATTAGCGGCCGGCGCAGAGCTGCACTAGCAGCGCGAGCTAGCGTTGTTGCCGGTCAGGAGTATGACCCCGAACAAGCGGCGCAGGCATACGCCTTAGAGCAGGAAACAGGTGTGCCGAGTTCTATCATCTTCGGCGACGGAGACGTTAAGCCATTTGTACGCGAGCAACGCACGATAGCCTCAGCAGAACTAGCGGCGACTAATAGGCGCATTGCTAATTTTATTGCTTCACACCCAATGGCAGCTGCGGCGGCGGGAGATGACATTGGTAATCTAGATAATATCTCTAGTAGTTTTGACCGGTATAATACCAGGCGCACTACGTCTGCTGAAGGTGCTTTTACGCGCACCGCTGTTCGTGGTGTGGCGCCAATGGTCGGATCTTTGCCTGCCATGGGAGCTGGTGCTGAGGTAGGTGCTGCGCTCGGCGCACCTTTAGGCCCTGCAGGTGCGCTAGCCGGTGGCATCGTCGGTGGCATGGTAGGCGGCATAGGCGGATCATACGCTGTTTCATTAGTGCAGGACTGGTTGCTTTCAAAATTAGACCCCAACACTTTGCAAGCGTTGGGGCAAGATCCTGAACAGTTAAGGCTGGATCAACAGAAGCACGGTACCGCGGCCTTCTTAGGCAGCCTTGCCCCCTTTCTGTTAGCCATGCGACCGGGTAGAATTCCACCTGTAACGCCTCCGCCGGGAGCTACGGCCCTTGAACGGATTATGAGTAAGCCCCTGACTGCTCGCGTGTTTGGCGCCGGAGCTATGAGCGGCTTCGAGGCTGGGCATGAACTTTATGCAGGAGAGGGAATTGATCCGTTTAAGATCGGCATGTCGGCCGCCTTTGGCGCGGTCTTTGCCCGGGATACTAAGTTCGGCAAAGCTAGCATGGAGGCGGGTGCGAACTTTGCAGGAAGAGTTGTGCCCTATCTCCGCGGTGGCAAGGAACCTCCTGTGGGGCTGGACCCTATCGTGGATGATATTAAGATAAAAGAGGCAGAGGAATCGTCTGTTGCTTTCGACGAGCTGCTTAAGTCTGTGCAAGCAAGTAAGCTGGGCGACAGAGGTATGCTTGGGGAATACCTTAAGCAGTTTCCAGACGCGAAGGTAGAAGTTTCGGCCGAAGCTATACGGAAGCTTTATGGAGATAAGGTTCCTGAGACTGGGGATGGTTTGCTCGGTGATTTACCAGATGCAGTTAAGCAGATGGATGGTTCTGAAGTAGGCGGTGGGGATATTAGTATTCCACTTAAGGATTGGTTAGATCCGACCAAAGTTAACAAGGAGAATGTAAACCAGCTTAAGGACCAAACTAGGCACCGACGTGGTGGGGTTAATAAGGAAGAGGCGGAGGCGCTTTTAGCAGTTGAAGCTCCGTTTAGGATGACACTTGAACGAAGAGCTACTGACATGGCCCCTGGTTCAAACGAGCATTCCTTTAACCTACTTGATGAAGGAAAGAATGTCGGTCCGATTGAGGGTAGAACTATATCCTTTGGAGAACTTGGAGAACTTGATCCTGTAGATAAAGCAAAGTACTTAGCCAAGGACCCGTCCTTGAGGGATGACGAAAAGGTATTCATCATTGATGCGATGAGCCACCCCGAAAAGACAAAAACTAATGCCCCGCTAGGTGTAGCAGGGGCCCGAGGAATGTATGAAGCGATAGGCCGACAATTTCCTGACATAACGGCTGTTATAGGCGATCGTATCATGGGGCCTCCTAGAAAAGCGATCTACCGCGTTAATACCAAGAAGCCACTTACCACTCCCGCAATGGATGTGGTAAATGACATGCGTCGAACCTCGGGCGGGAAACCCATCGAGGCTTTGATCGAAGAAGCCAGGATGACTGTAGAAGAATCAGCGGTTGAAGCGGCTGAAGCAAGGGGGCCAGGCGCCGCTACAGAAGCAACACCACGACCCTTGCGCCAACCGGGTGCGTCTATATCGGAGCCCACTCGCCAAGGCGCGCTGAGCCTCAAAGATGCTGTTAAGACACCTGAAGTACAGCTTGAATTACCGCAAGCAGGCACTACGCGGGTGGAAGACCGCAAGCCGTTTATGACGGGCTCGGCTATTGGGCGCACTAATAAGCAGCAAGAAGCATACCTTAAGGCCATCGAAGAAGTGGCTGATGCCGACCGTAAATGGGAAATGGAACGAACGGTGAAGGCAGAGGAAAAGAAGCAGACTCAAGAATGGAAAAATAATCGCGTTGCAGCGCGCGCAGAGGTAGCGGATGCGATAAATAACCGCCCAGATATCGCCGCTGATTCTATCCTTCGCGGTATTGATCCTGAAACAGGTAAGAAGCTAACTGCTAAAGTAAAGCTTGATAGCGAGAAGTTGTCCCCTGAACAGCGTGCGCTGTTACCAGATAAGTATCTAGCGAAAGATGGTATGCACCCCGACGATTTAGCCACATTGGTTGGCGTGCGTAGTGGTGATGAGCTAGTGGCTCGGTTAGCCGATTTGTATAAAGAGCGCGGCGATTCACGTATGGAGCCAAAGAAACATATTGATAGGTTGATTGATATTGAAACTGATCATTATATGGAGGCTAAATACGGAGACCTGAAAGAGAATATTATAGAAGCGGCTAAGGAACATATCTTTGCGGGCCAGGACGAGAATCTGCTCCATGAGCAAATCCTTTTGGTTGCCGAGAAGGCTAAATTGGAGTATTCGATTACTAAAGATGAACTGAATGCCGCTATTCGAGAAGAGATGTCACAGACGCGGATAGAGAACATCGATAGCGATCGTTTCCTTGCTGATGCGGGAAGAGCAGGAAAGAAGATGGAAGCAGCGTTTCTGAAAGATGACTTTGTAGAAGCATTTCGCCAGGCACAAGCGCAATTCTATTCCCGCATAAGAGCCAAGATTGCTTATGAGCACGAAGTTATGTATGAGCGGTTTGCTAACCGTGCGGCGAAGTACGCTAAGAGGGACGTGCCGGGTGTCTTGCCTGAGTACACTAACTTCATTCAATTAGGCATGCTGAAGCTGGGGCAGAAGATTGGTAAATCAGTGCAGTTTCTACAGGATGAGATAAGTAGTGGAGCGTATAAAGACTTCGCGTCTTTTATTGCAGAGAAGGAAAGCAAAGTAAATCAACGTGATTTGAACGTTCCTGACTTCATGCTTGATTCGACTTTTAATAAGCCCCTTAACGAATTAACTCTGGAAGAATTCCGGCAGGTTAATAGGGCTTTGACATCAATGGATCATAACGGGCGAGATGAACTCAAGTACGAGCTGGCAGGAGACAAGCAGGATTTGAAGGAAGTCCTGAGCAACATGATCGAGCGGATTAAATCCCTTGGTCCGGCTAAGAAATATCCGATCGATAGACCTTCGAGTAAGATACTTGATACAACGAAGTCTTATTGGTGGTCAGGGATCAATCTTGAATCGATGTTGAATCGGTTAGATAGAGACAATCCGCAGGGCATGTTCTTTACCGGTATTGTTGATAAGTATGTTAGGGCCAGTAACAGCAAGAGCGCGATGCTGAAGGAGTATCAACAAAAGCTTGGCGAGCTTGGTGATATTAAAGACTTGGATAAGAAAGTAGCTAATGATCTATTTATAGATCCTATTACGGGATTGGCTTTTGAGATGCGCCAAAGGAACGTGCTTGGAATCTTGCAGAATTCAGGCAATGTAAGTAGTCTTAAGAAAATGGCTGAGGGATACAACCTAGAACCACAGCAGATTATTGATTGGTTGCGCCAGCGTACGACGAAGGATGATTGGGACCGGGCGCAGAAGATAGGTAATTTGTTTAACGAATTATTTGGTAAAGCTAATAACATGTCTCGGCAGATCTCAGGGGTAGGAATTGAAGGGCTTGAGTTGCGGCCCTTTACAATAGACGGCATTGGTAGCTATGAAGGGTGGTATAATCCTATTAAGTATGATTCCCTACGGCCAGGGGCGAGTAAGAAACAGTTAGGGCCTAATGATTTAGAAGGTGAAGGATATTATAGGGCAACTACTAACCAGGGGTATACTAAAGAGCGTACTGGGTATGTAGCGCCTGTTGAATTAAATTTGGATATTGTTCCTGTGCGTATGCGGCAGATGATTCACGATATCAATATGCGCCCGGCTGTGATAGAGTTGGCAAAGATATTCTACGACCCGGCATTCAAACGGGCAATGATCGGGCATTATGGAAAGTTCCAAGCAGAAGAGCCTATAGCATTCTTGCGCGATATTGCTAACTCGACTAATTACAAGACGATCACATCTCAGATGGGGGATCAAGCGCTTGAATACTTCAGACAAAATACTATCGCTACGTTGATCGGCTTTAATCCTTCTACAGTAATGAAGCACGGAATAACTGCGGCGATTAACTCCATGACTGAAGTGGGAATGGTTAATTGGACAAGGGAGTTTTTGAGCCTGACAGCAAAGGATGATATTTCAGGCACCCGTAATTGGACTATGGCCATGGAGAAAAGTGAACAGCTTCAGCGGCGAATTCGAACTAACTTCACTGATTTGATTAAGGGGCACGAGCAAGAGTTAACAATGGCCAAGTCTTCATACCGTGAATTTATGATCTCTGCCGGCGCCACTCCTGTTGCTATATCCGATCTACTTTCAGCGGTACCGACTTGGTTGGCAAAGTACAAGATGGAGTTGGCCAAAGGCACAGATGAAGGCATGGCGGTATCGTTAGCGGATCGCGCTGTTCGTAACGCACATGGTGATTCTTCGTTAACTAACAAACCAGCTATCGCGCGTACTAATGCCTTAGGGGCTTGGTTCTCTTCACTCTATGGATTCTTTTCTCACATGCAACAGAAGCAATATGCTTTGGCATGGAAAGCTTCGGATTTATATAAGGATGTGGCGGGAAAGGGATCGGGGGATATTGAAAATGCGACTCGTCATATGCCTGACTTGCTTAAAGGGTTAATGTCATATGTGATCTTCCCCGCTATGATAGAAGAAATTGTCACACCTTATACTAATAAAGAAAAAGAATCGTGGGGTAAGAAGGCTATGTGGACATTGGTGCATGGTGCCGGCGCTTCTTTCGTGGGTGTTCGAGATGTTATGAACGCAGTTGTTAACACGAGAGACCCTCAGGCGGGGTTGCTTGGAACGGCGACTAAAACAGTCACTGATCTAGGTAAAGATTTGTCCCATGGCAGGCAGATTTTTAATCGTGACAGAGCGGAAAATCTGATCAAGCATACCTTTGCCCTTACAGGAGTGCTTACCGGGCTGACTAATGCCCAAGAGGGTAAGGCGCTGGAATACCTTTATCGTTACTATCAAGGTATGGAGCATCCTAAAGGTGCTTGGGATGTTGCGGTTGGTTTGCGCTATGGTAAGACTAAAGATCATTCAAGGACCTTTGAACAATGGTTGAATCATCTATGAACCAGTGGCCCCACGACGACACCGCGAGTAAGAACGCTTTCTACGGCGACTTCCATTCGCCCGGTTGGCAAGACTTTAACCTCGTCCATTACACTGCGCCCTTTATGATGTACTACGCGAAGAAGCCGTTGAAGCATGGGCTGTTGGTGCACCGTAAGATTATGCCCGCGATTGCTCAGGTGTTTGACGAGATATTTCTGGCTTGCCACAACTCTCAGGCTGAGGTAGATAAAACAGGGGTGAGCGATTTTGGTGGTTGCTTCAACATCCGCAACATCGCTGGGAGCAACAACTGGTCGAACCATAGCTGGGCCTGCGCGATCGACCTCGACCCAAGCCGGAACGGGTTTAACACCGGCCACGGGCACATGCAGGAGTTGGTAATCGACGCTTTTAAGCGGCAGGGATTTCTATGGGGAGGTGACTATCACGGCCGCACCGACCCAATGCATTTCGAGGCCGTGTCACGATGAAAGGAACTGAGATGAACTCTGATCAACTTGCTGGTGTTCTTCGTGCTATCCTTCCCGCGATTGTGGCGTTTGCAGTTGCGAAGGGTTGGGTTGGTGTGGGCAGCGCCGACTGGGTTGTTACCTCTGTGATTGCGTTGGCCGCTGCTGGCTGGTCGGCTTGGACCAACAAGCCCGGTACTGTAATCGCGCCGAAGTTGTAACCGAGCATGCTTACTTACGCCAAGATTGCTTTAACTCTGTTACAGCTGGCAGATGTTTTAGTCGCCTTGGCGCGGAGTAGGCAGCAAATGCAAGCGGGGGCCGATGCAGAAATTGCAAAGGCCTCCGCGAGTATTTTGCTTAAATGCCAAAGCGCGAAGGAGGTTATTAGAAGGGTTATGGCAATGAGCGAGGCGGAGGTGGATCAGTCGTTGAAGGAGCTTGAACCAAAATGATATGCGTAGGGCTGTTGGTGGCTTACTGCTTCACCGCTACGCCGGGGCCGGTCGATTCGTTCTGCCTTGTTTACCAACCAGTGGTGTTGGCAAAGGGCGACGGGGCGATCGTGGGAACGGCAGCGGCTAAGCGGAGGATCTTGGCGAATGAAATCTTTTATCGGCAATGGTGCAAGGAAGCCAGGAAATGAACGAAGCCACGAATCTTATCTTAGCAATCTTCGGCGCGATTATGGTTTGGACTTCGTCGATTGTTGGGGCGGTGCTTTGGCTCAGCGGGAAGTTCCGCGGTGTGGAGCAGACGATTTATAAAGAAATGGATAAGCTACGGAGAGAAGTAGAAGCGCGGCATTATAATATAAACACTAGGATACAACGGTTGGAGATAAAGCTGTTTGGGTTTGCGGGGCCGGACCGTAGTACAGCCACGACCCCGCAAGATAACGGGCAGGGTAACCTTTAGCGGGCTATCAGCAGGCCAGTGGCGGCACCAGCGCCCGCGCCGATCACGGCATAGGAACCGGCAACGCTAGCGGTGGTTGTTGCGGCCAGGGTGCCGCCGACAATCGTGCCGCCAGCAGTGCCAACGATCGCACCAACACCGAAGCCGAGCGCGGCGCCTACGATAGCGCCGCCAACGATACGGTCAAGCGGCGAGCAGTTGGCCGGGATGAAGAACAGACCGCATTCCAGAATCGACGGTGCTCGTTCGTTACGACGGTCTTTGGCGGCCGCCGGCGCAACAAACGCGACGGAGAGAACAAACGCGGCAAGGGTAAGAACAAGCTTTTTCATTTCAGAACTCCTCAAGTTAAGGGCGGAATGCCCTGTTAACGGGGAAGGTTAGGTCCCCGAAACGTATGCAATCACAAGGCGAGCGGGGTATACGCCCTCACCGACACGGCGGTTATGATTGCCTGAAACAATGATTGGGTTGTTGCCCTCGAACCCGGTCACGATGCCGACATGGCCCCCGTTGCGGCCTCGTGCGAATACAGCAATTGCTCCGACCTGTGGGCTTACATGCGGCAGGGTGGCCCAGTCGCGGGCCCGGTTGGGGTTCTTTATTTTGGCTGCGGCTTCAGGCGCAACCATCGCCATGAACTTGCCACACCATACTGCGTTCCAGCCGGTAGGGTTTGTGCCGAGGTAGTGCCGCGCCTTGTCTACTAGATAGTTGCCGGACGCAACTACGTCTTTAATAACTCGCCGGGCCTGCTTCTGGGTGTTACGGGCGGTTTCAACGATAATCTTAGGCGTTTGGTGGACTTCGTTAGACTGCCTGCATCCACGGTCATCGCAGAGGATGTATGATTCTGAGGCAGGGGCGTAGAGTTGTTTGGCGTAAGAGTTTGTGGAGGCTGTTAAGAGTAGTATAAGTGCCGTAGTTAGGGCTTTTAACACAAGACTTCTCCTAAGTTGTTGATGATGGTTAGATTATGGCCCGTGCGCGGTGGGAAGTCAATCCTGCGATTTGATCACCGCGCGCCAATGGAACTGGCGTGTGTTGGGATTGAGGCCGTCGGATTTTTCAAGCAGGCCGGAGCGCTCCATGATCTCGATGACCCGCATCACGCTGTGAGCCGGGACTCGGTCGCGGGCGAAGTTGACGACTTTGTTCTCGGCCACCCCTTCGCGCTTGAGATCGGAGGCGAGGATGTAGTGGTAGATTTCGTCCATGGCCTTGGAGTCGGCACCGATCGCCCCGGCTTTGAAGATCTCAGGCATGAAGCCCTCGGCCTCAAGGAGCCAACCCATGGCGGTGTTGAACACGGCCTTGGTCAGGAGGAGTTGGTTGCCGGAATCCACCGCGGCGATCATAGACAACTTAAGAAGATGCGCCAATCGTCGGGTGTTATAATGGGTGAGTTTTGGATGGTTTGGCACAGGGGCTTGGTCGAGCTTGCGCCAGTTGTTAATGGCGGCGCGGTAGTCTTCGGTGGCCACGAAAGGACCACTAAGAGAATTAATAAGACGGAGGTCGTGAACCATGTCAGGGCTAAGACCCCGAGCGCTTTGGGCAAAGAAATCATCGGAGATGATCCTTTCGTCGGAGAAGATCATAAGGACGCGGGAGGTGAAGCCTTGGTCCCAGGCGTTTTCGGGCATGAACTTGATGAGGTTGGAGGGGGTGGTTCCAGAAAGGATTGAAAGCTGTGGATGCTCGATAAGAATTTTAATATCATTTCCGCGTCGACGCTGTGCATAGGGTACGGTGACATCGTAGAACGTTGTAAGTCCTCCAATAATTTCATCGTCAAACTTGTGCATAAATGCTGATAGTTCGTCTGCAACAATGAACATCGAGTTGTATTCAAGGGGCCCCTCCGGGAGTCGGATTATGGATCGCTTGGAGTCGACAAGAGCGTCGACCATGGAAGCCATTGACATTGAAGTTGGTGAGAGGTGAAAGTCAGGTAACTCACGATAGAACTTTGCACAAGCCATGATGGTTCTAGTTTTTCCGACCCCTGGATGACCAACGAGGAATACATACAGGTTAGGATAAAGTGGGGCGGAAGTTTGTAGCCAGACTTTTTGTTCAAGTACGGCCCCGATGGTTCCAATGGCAGCCCACTTACGGAAGATAGGAGCGCTCTCGAGATTGCTCGCATGGTCAACGAAGCTTTCTATCCAAGAGCCCAACTTTCGGCGACCGCTTCCGTTGGTCATGCCCGGTGTAGTCTTTGAGGCCATCAACATTTTCCTTAGAGTAATCGCCTTTGTTCCAGCCGACTTTGCAGTCGTATGGGATGGTCATATCGCGGTTGTTTTTGAGGGGGATGGCTTCGAGGAGTTGGGCTTGGATGAGGGGGATGATGCGGTCTTCGTGGGCTTCGGGGTAGGCGATGGTGATGGCGTCGTGGTCTTGGAAGATGACGATGGCGTCGCGGGCCGACCAGATGCGAAGCATGGCGGAGTTTACGATGTCCGCCAAGGAACATTGGGGGTCGTACGCAATAGCTTCACGTAGAACGCCCTCGTCATTTCGTCGGCCCCAGAACTGACGTTTGCGTCCAGTAAGCGAAGTAAGAGTTCCAGCTCGTCGGAGGCTAGAGTCAACGTGGCTTTGCCATTGCTGGTGGGCAGGGAAGGCTCGGAAGTACTTGGGCTGAAAGGCTTCGACGACGCCAAGGGGGAGCTTGGCCTGTGCAGAGAGAGTTGCAGGTTTACCTCCGTAGTTACTTCCGTGCCCAAGTTTTTTGCACATGAAGCGGTAAGTGTAATGTCGGTAGTAAGGCTGCTCGGCGATATCTTTATCTTGCTTGAGGTCACCTGTCCAAGGGAGGTCAGGCCAGCAAATTCTAGCAACTGCTGTATGTACGTCGCCAGATTCAACGGCATCGAGGTAGAGTCCATCATTGAAAAGGTTCCATTCGATTGCGCCGACGCAATAGCTCTCTCCGGACTTCGCGTCGAACTTGGCAAACTTCATTCCAGGATCGGCGATGAAGATAGAACGGAGAGACTCTTCGACATTCTGTAGGTTGCCTCCGGTTCCAAACTCAGAAAAGCTAGAACTCCAGCGGCCAGTAGAAGTACCAGCAATATTGTAGCTAGTTCGAAGTCTTCCATCGGGGTCAATGCTCGTTTTGAGGACGGAGATTTTCTTGCCAAGGTCCCGCATGGTTGTGATGTGGCGGACGATCTGGCGGGCGATTAGGTATTGTTCCATCTTTTCAAGGGCTTCGCGGTTGACGGTGACCGTGCCGCCGCGCTTGATGGCCGGGATGGCGAGCTGGTTGTAGAAGAGGTCTTTTAGATCGGCCGGGGACCGCCAGTTGAAGTGGGGGAGGCCGACCCCTTCGAAGACGATGCGTTCGAGGTTGGAGTTGAGGTGCTCGATCTTGGTGAAGTAAGAGTCGATGACTTCGGCTTTACGAGCCTGATCAACCAAGACTCCCCGCAGTCGCATTTCCAAAGCTGGACCTTGTAACGCCCTCGAGAAGGTGTATGTACGATTCGTGAACTCATCCAATTGCGGTAAAAGCGCATCGAGAACCTCCGCGGTGATGCAGCAGTCGAGGCCGTTGTAGACTTGATCGGCTTCCCACTTTGAGAGGTCGGTGGGGGCGATGGTGGAGGTGTTGATTATACGCATAGACTAGTTAAGTTTCTTGTGTCGTGCAAGATGGTCTGCCACGATCTCATTCATGAACTCAGGCAAAGTCTCTCCTTGTTCGATCGCTTCAGAGATTGCCTTCTCTGCGGCAGCGAAGTTCTTCTTGATCTGCTCGGTTATGCGATCGAGTTCCTTAATCTCTTCGGGGGTCATCCCGTCTTCCCAAGATTTCTTTGTCATGCGTCGGCCTTTATGGTTTGAGAGTTCTTATGCTCTTGCTTCCACGCCCCGTGGTCGGTGTAGATCGAGCCGAGGAAGCCGAGGCCTTTGAGGGCTTCGGGCTGAAGGGCGTGTTGGAGAAGCATGGTGTCTTCGCAGGCGCCAAAGGTAGGAACGCGGTTGGCGCGCCATGTGAAGGCGAGGTCGTAGAGGCCGTTTTGGAAAACCTTGCGGATGGATCGGTCTTCGAGGATGGACCGGATAAAGACCCAAGCGGCCGATTCATCGGCGAGGGTTTTCCAATAGCTTTTGTTTCGCTTGCGCGAGTCCCAGATAGGGACGACCAAGGCGGTGGTGGGAGTGGGGGCGAAGCCGATGCAGGTGATTTGGTTCCCGGCGGTTTCGATGTCGACCGCGGCGAAGTCGGTGATGTAGCGGCGCTTGAACTCCCAGAGATCGGCGAGGTCGGGTTCGATCCAGATTTCACAAGCTGGGCGGCGGACCTCGGGAAACTCGGCCTCGCGTTTGGCCTTGACGAGGTCCATCACGGTGACGGGGCGGAGTTCCCATTGGCGAAGGACAGCGGCCGGGTGGTATGTAGGAAGCACTTTGTATCCAACAGCAGTATGGGTGGATAGCCGAGTGGAACCGCGAACCTTAGAGATGCCTGTAAGTCCGCACAGTGCCCAGAGAGGCGTATTGCCGAAGGCGATAACCAAGTTCGGATCGATGGCGATGATTTCATCGGCGAGGGCCTCGAGGTGGGGGATGTATTCGCGGGAGACGTAGCCGGATTTCTTCCGGTGGCCGCCGGTTAGGAGAGGATAGCCCCGGAGGCCGTCGCGCTTGTCAACGAATAGGGACCCGATGTCGTTGGCATGGGGGTGGAACGGGAAGACGTTGGCGCGGTGGACCTCTGGGTGTAGGCGCCAGACAGCGTCGATGCAGGCCGGATCGCCGAGGTTCCAGAAGCGAGAGATGAAGGAGTGGTCCTCGGAGGTGAGGGTGATGATGTCGGCCTCGTCGAGGAGGCGAAGTAACTCCACGCCACTTGCCCCGACGAAGCCGAAACCCAGCTTTGCCTCATTACTGCCGTAAGCTTCGCCGAGGAGAACTATGGGCTTAGTCACGGGTAACACCCAGTTGATCCACCAGCATTCGTGCCAAGGTTTCGATGACATGCGTGGCGTTGATGTAGGTGGTGCCCTCAGCCAAGGGCATGATAGCAACCTTGATCCCAAGCTCCTTAAGATGCTCAGGGTTGGTGCTTAGCTTGTCTGTGGGGTCGTAGATAACGTGAATGCTAGCCATCTTCAAACACCTTTAGGGTTGTGGACTCATCCTTGGTTAAATACTCCACTCGATACATCGAGCCTTCTAGGAAGTACTTAAGCAAGCGGGAGAGGTTGCGGGTGTAGACGGGATCGCCAGAGAATTGGATATAGGCTTTGGGGGCCGAAGGATGCTGTACCTTGTCTTCGGCCCCCACTTCGCCTTACTCCACGACGAAGGTCTTGTTGATCCGCGCGAAGAACGACTCGCCATCCTTCGACGGTTCGTGGTTCACGAAGACCCCGACCTCGGCGCCGGGGGTCGACTCGATACCTTCACGAAGCGACTCGGCGGCGTTCATGTCGATGCCACAATGTTCGAGGAACTCCTTGAGGCGCCAGATCGAGCCCTCGGTCAGGTAGTAGGTGTTCTTCATGGTGACTTCGGACAGCTTCCGGGCGCCGAGGTAGGCCTTGAGTTCGTCAGGGTCCACGTCGTCACCGGCCGAGATCAGCTTGTGGGTGAATTCCACGAACTCGGTCTGTTTCTGCGAGGACTTATCGAACCGCGGCTGGCCGACAATCGAGGTGATGTAGGAGCCGACCGGCGCCGGCTTCGGCTTTTCGACATCGGACGGGGCGCGGTCGAGGATGGAGCCGAAGGTAGTGGGGGATTGTGCCATTGGTTATGCTTTCCTGATAAGTTTGGGTTTGGGTGCTTGGGCAGGTGCCTTGCGCATGATCTCAAAGAACGTCGCCAGCCCGGTTTCGATTGGAAGGGACTTTTCGTCGAAAGCGTTCGGGTTGGTATTGGCGAGGTCGATCATAGCGTCGGAAGAGAGTTGGATGGTCCGCTTGCCTCCTTTGTTGGTGTAACGAACGTAGTTCGGGAAGTACTGGGGGATCTTGGGCGAGAGTTTCTGGCCGACCCCCTGAGGGAAGATCTTGGTGGTGCCATCGCCTTGTTCCATGTATTGACCGTGGGCGATGACGATGAGGTTGGTGGCGAAGCTGTCGGAGGTGAGCAGGGCGAGGGTGGACTCGACCGCGTCTTGGGCGTTGCCATAGACGGCTCGGCCATCGAACTTGCCGGTGCCTGCGCCGGGGATCACACTCATGCACCAATCATAAGCAGCGTCGCAAAGACGGCTAAGACTATCGATAACCAAAATGCAATCAGGGCCCCAGTCAGAAGGGATGCCAAGATCGATTTCATCGCCTGAATCATCTTTGTATTTCCATCGGTCGAGCATCTTTGTGCCTTCGATGAAGGCGGTGGCTTTTTGGATAACCGGCCCGGAGGAGGTCATCTTGGAGACATCGCGCAGGGACCGGAACTCTACGTTGTCGAGTTTATCGGGGCATTGTTCGGAGATGAGCTTGGCGAGGATGTCGAGGAGGTTGTCGAAGTCGAGTATGCGAAGCTTGTAGCCGGCCTCTACGAGAGAGACAAGCGAGCCGGTTTTGCCTGACTTGGCATCGCCGAGGAGGAGGAGTTTGACGTAGTCGTTGGATTGGTGCTTAGAGAGACTTGGCATTGGCGACTTTCTCAAAAGTGATCTTGACCCGATCACCGGGGTGGAAGGAAAGCGGTTCGGTACCGAGGGCGATGGATTCCTTAGAGCCTTGGAAGTGGGCGTAGTAGAGGCCGTCGTGGGTGAAGATGTCTTCGACGTAGGTGTAGATAGAGTACCGGGTGGTTATCGGCTCTTTAGAGGGTTCCATTGATCCTTCTCCTCTAGCTTGACGAAGTCGCTGCGAAGAAACTGCTCCCGGACCTGCGGCGACTTCGAGCAGATCGACCGGAACTTACACCCGCCGAACTTATCGCAGGCGGTGTCGTTCATGGGGAAGTGGCCCGAGGTGGCGTAGTGTTCGGCAGCGTCGAGCCAATACCGGAGGTCGCCGAGCCATTCGTTAAGTTGGTCGGGGGTGCGGTAGGTGAGGCCCCGGACGAAACGGGCCCCTGGCTCACCGGTCTTGTCGAAGTCGAGCATGAGCTGGGCCGCGTTGATGATGACGCCCTTCACGGGGGCGTCGAGGATGACCTTGGAGGCGACGGAGTAGAGGGTCATTTGGTTCGAGGGGGACCATTGGTCGAAGTAGTAATCACCAAGGGTGGTCATGGCGGTTTTGTGGTCCATGACGAAGAGGGACCCGTTGAGTTCTTTGACCGAGTCGAGGTGGCCGCAGAGGAGGTAGGGTTGGGGGCCTTCGGCCGCGATGGTGTTCTCAAGCAAGGGAGCTTGCCTTGGCCCCCAATCTAGTTCGAACCTAAAGCTCAACTCCACCGCGGCCTTCCCATCGGCCTTGATATAGGTCTTAGCCGGGTCGTCGCGGTGGGCGTCGAGGTACCAGATCACGGCCCGGACGAGCATGGTCCGGGACTTGTATTTGCCAGGCTTGGTGGTTGGGTCGGGGGCGTAGTCGGCGGTGCGGATCAGCAGGGCCTTGACCACATCGAACACCGCGTCGTTGTGGGGGATCCCTGCGGCGCGGGACTGGTCGTAGTCTTGTAGTGCTTGGTGGTACTCGGACCCGAACCGAAGATGGACCGACTCGCCGGTGTGGCCCCAGAAGTCGACGTATTGGTACTGATAGAGCCGCGGACAGGTTTTGAGTGCGCCGAGACAGGTGGAGTCCCATGCGAAGCGGATGTTGGTACCGGGGAGGAAAGGCGATTGCGCAGGACCTGAGGTGAGATGGGACTCATTGATCTCATGCTCCATATGGGCCATTGGATCGTTGCCACTCATTACCGCCTCCGGATCGTTGGGGCCGCAGGCGCAGGCGCCCCGCCAATGGCTTGCATCACGGCCGAGATATCGACCTTGGGGCCAGCCGTGTCGCGCTTGGCCTTGCCGCCAGTGGAGGCCGCGCGGGCCTTGCGGTGGTAGGCGATGATGGCGTCGATGTTTTCGGATGTGAGTTCGAGCGGGTCGATTTCCATCAACTGGTCGACGGTGTTGGGCGTGGTGTCGTCATTCATTGTGGGTTGCTTCCTTTATCTTTGCTCGGACCCAAGCGCGGACTTGTTCGGTCCAGCCCCGGCCGAAGCGGCGTTCGAGCCAGGCTTTGTCGTCGGCGTAGAGGTTGATTTTGCAGGGGGTTATTGGTTCGTCTAGCGGGGCGGGCATTAGATGATAATCTCGACGGTTTTCTTAACGAACCAAAGCTCGTCGGAGTGGGGGAAGGCGCAGACCATGATCCGTTCGCGGTCGGGGTTGTTGCCCATTGTGGAGGAGATCATGGTCTGGGCTCGGTCGTGGTACGCGGCTTCGATAGGAAGCTTTATGCCGAACTCGAGGGTGAGTGCCTCGGCGAAGAGGGCGTGGATGAGCGCAGGGGTGAGACGGGCGGAAACAGGGTTCATTATCGTCTCCTGATGGTAAGCGCGAGCGGGGCCGGGCTCGGATCGGGCTTGTATTCGATCCGAAGCACCGGCTTGGCGGGCTCCATTTGTACAGGGGCCCAGCCTTCGGGGATTGGTTCGATGGTGCCGATTAGGACTTGGACCTTGTCGAGGTAGATCCAAGCCCCGGCGCCGTTGTCTTCGACCCGGCAGGTGAGAACGTCGTAAGGGCTGCGGCCGTGAAGCGGGTGGTCGGGGTCGTAGGTTTTGGCGTTGTCGGATCGGTCAATGGACCGGGCTTGGTGGATGCGAAGGCGAAGGCGGATTGCGTTGGCGAGTGAAGGGACCTCGGCCCGGATGCCGCGCGGGTCTTCAAGGGCCCGGTCGAGCAGGGTGAAGCAGTCGAGGTAGGCGTGGCGGGAAGTGGAGAGGCTCAAAGGTCTAGTTCCTTAGCGGCGCAGGTGGTACAATGCCAGAGGTAGTGCCGGTGGGTGGAAGAGTGATCGTAGCGTTTCCAACCGTGGAGGCGGAGTTTGTATTGAGCGATGTTACAGCCATAGGCATTGAGTTCAAGGGTCTTATCGCAGCCATCACAGACGCCGTTGAAGCGGCCGGAGGATTGCTTTTCTATCCCCATCGGATGTCCCGCGAGTTGATTTCGAAGAGGCGGTCCATCGACCGGGTCTGGGCGACGTATCGGCAGTTGAGGTCTTGTTCGTCGTCGCGGCAGAGCCATGGGTCGAGGAAGTAGACGGTGGGGAATTCAAGGCCCTTGGCTTTGTGGATGGTCATGAGGCGGATGGTGCCCTTTTGGGCGAAAAGGTGTTCGGCGTAGCGGATGGCGGTGGAGAGGGACGAGCCGTGGGAGGCGAAGACCCGCATGCACTCGGCAAGGTCGGGGGCGGTGGTGGAGCCTTTGTCGATCTTCTCGGCTTCCCAATCAGCAATGGCCGCGAGGAGAGAGGTGGTGCCCATGTCCTCGGGGCCGAGCTTTTTCATGATGCCGATGAGCTTGGGCCCGATATCGGAACCGGCAACAGAGACAGAGCGGCCAGCAATGAGAAGGCCCATAGCGACCCGAAACAAAGGTGCATTATTACGGCAGATAATAGCAGTATCATCGCTAAGATCAGCAGCGCCCAGTTCGTTAAGGGACTCCACATGCCCGCCCTCCTTGATCCATTTGAAATGAGGAACCCGCCATCGAGCCGCTTCGACTACCGCTTGGGGGCAGCGGAAGCTGACGGAGAGGTCGGCCGGGGTTGTGGTGAAGGCCTTCGCGAGGTGCGCCATGCCACTTTGCACTGCACCACGGAATCCGTAAATGCTTTGCCACGGGTCTCCGACAAAGATCGCACGGTGCTTGATAAGCTTCGTAAGAAGCGCGTGATTGACTGGGTTGAGGTCTTGGGCTTCGTCCACAAGAACAAGTGGGAAGCGAGGAAATGTTCCACCAAAGAGTCCAGGCATGTAAATTTGATCGTTATAGTCAATGTTGCCTGCGTAGGCCGCTTGGATCGACCGGAAGAGGACCGCGTCGATGAGGTCCGCGGTGAGGTCGTCGGGGGTTTCTTCGAGGGCGGCGTGGAAGGCAGAGGCAGTGATGAGGCGCTTGGCGGTGGGGTATTTGCCATCCGGGATATAGCCAAGAGCCTTTGCGAGAGCGACACCATGTATGACGTTCCAGTAGGAGTCCCAGAGTGGGCCTTGGTCGCGGCGTGGGGTTTCATCGATGATCCCTTTGAAAAGGTTTTGGGACTTACGAGGGTCGAGGGTGATGCGCTTCGACCCGAGCGAAGCGGCCCAGATGCGGTGGCCGAGGGAGTTGAAGGTGCGAACGGTGGTGGTTGAAGCCATGCGCTTGGAGGCGTCGTCGGCGATCTTTTTGTTGAAGCAAAGGTAGAGGATGGGCTTTTTAGGAACGACCTTTTCGATCATTTCAAGGGTCGAGGTTTTGCCTGCCCCGGCGAGAGCGTTGAGCATGAGGTTGGCGCCGGTGTTGGCGGCAAGGGAAAGGATCGACGCTTGCTCGTCGGTGGGGGCATGTGACATCGGCATTGTCCTTATTATCCCTGATAGTAACACAGGGCGGCGGAGAAATCAAGCTTACTGTAATTTCCCTTGGCCCAGTTGGATTATCTGGTGGTTCATTCGCTTGATAAGTTCGGAGCAGGCAAGCCAGCCGTCGGCGAGGGCGGTGCCCTTTTTGTTGTTGGCATTGGCGCGGGTGAGGTGGGCGAGCATCGAACAGCCTTCTTGTGCGTGGGCCAGGTCTTCGATGAGTTTGGCGAATACTTCGCCGTGGGTGGGGGTGGCCATAGGTTATCTCCGTGAGATGGTTGGGGGTTTCGGGACGAAGCCAAGGCGCTCGGCGAGGTTGGTGATTAGGCCGGTGCCCTTGGGGGCGGCTGAGAGGGAGTAGTGATCGGGCCAGTCCACAGGAGGATCAGGCACCTCGGTATGGAGGATGCCTACAAGGGGCCAATCCACGGCTAGGTCTAGGCGAAGGGTCCAATAGGGATAGGCCCTATGCCCGCTGGTGGGAATGATCCAGCCCTGCTCGTCGCCGATCTGGAGTTGCTCCGCGATGTCGAAGGCGGGTTCGCCGCGGACGAGGTGGGCGATGAGGTAGGGTTCGCTCATGTAATCCCCATCTTCTTCAAAATGGTCCTCACCCCTTTGCGCTGGTCCTCGGAGAAGGAGGCGACCTTGCGGACGGCGGGGTGGGCTTGGGCTACGGAAGGGCGGGTGGTAGGCGGCGCCGCGTCGGAGTTTTCGATGAGGATATTCAGGGCCGCGGTGAGGCCCTCCAGC